ATTCGGAAGACTTAAATGGCATCAATTCTCTATCAGACAGATTTGTCGAGATGGATACAGAGATGGCAGTATTTGGTATGAGAAGTCTTGGTGATATTCGTTCTACTATTAAAGTTCCTGCTGATGAATTAAAGTCAGAAGCAGATTTTGATAATCTAACTTATGCTGACATGGCACCTGAAGGACCAAAAGCAGCAGTTCCTGTCACACAGAAAAGATATAATACTATTCTAAGAACTATGAAGTTCTTGGCAAAATTAATTGTTGAGCAAACTTTTGAGCAAAGGTTCTTAGCTCTAGATGAAGGTGTCACTGCACTAGAGAAAAAGACATGGGACTATCAAAATGATGATGTAGATAATGATAATGATTACATTATCAGAGAACTATCAACAGCTAAGGGTGTTGCTCCATCTGATTTAAAAACATTAATTCAAGAAAAAAGAAATGCTTATAACAGAAATGTAAAAGCACTCTACCTTAAATCTGCAGAAGTTAAAAAAGAGTTCTCAGATTGCGATACAATTAGGAAGATAAATAGGTTATATGAGAAGTACCTTGGTCTTCCAATGCCAGAACAACAGGCAAAAGAAGAAAATAAGTATACTCTTGTTGAGGGTATTTACATCAGAGAAGAGGTAAAACCTGGTATTAAGTTCTAATCATTATTTTTTGATTTATTATGAGTGTAATTACAGATAGAGAAATTAGAGATATTGCTGTAAGAGTATCTCTTGGTATGTCGAAGAATCAAATTTTAGACTATGTGATTAAATCACATGTCACGGAAGATCGACAACTAAAACAAGTTTTGTTAGAGATCGAGAATCGATCACATCAATATGAAAAAATGCTCCTCGATGAAAAGAAGGGAGATATTCGTTTGCGTCGTGATAAAGCTTTACTAGAGAAACTCCAAGCAGAAGATGGAGATGAGTTTGAGATTGAATTTGCTGCAGCTGAAGTTGAGTTTGCTGAACTCGATAAAGAAATGTGGAGTAGAAGAAAGGGTCAAGCAGAATACGAACTGCAAGTTTTCTTAGACTATGTTAAAGACAAAGGTCTAACAAAACAAGATTTACTGAATGCAGTTGAATGGGATGAAGAAGATGAAAGAAAGTATTGGATTGCAAGACTTGGTAAACAAGCTGCTCTAGATATTATGGCGAATGGTAGAGTTGGTGTTGGCAACATGGATTCTATTGCTATGATGAAAGAAGAAGACCAAGTTGGTATTCTTGATGTTGCATCTCAGTATGCTTGTCTGATGAAGATCTCTATGGATAAGATTCAGGGAAGAACAGAAAAGTATTTCCAAGCATATGCTGAGTCTCCTGACGTTCAAGTTCCTACATTCCATGGTGTAGAGAACAACCTTAACATCCCACTTTTAGATCAAATCCGTGATGAACTCAATGACAAGCGTCTTCAGTCTGCCGATCAATCCAAAGATTGATAAAAAATTTGCTGAGGAAACTTTTATACCATTCCTCATTGAGCATAAACATTTAATTTACGATCTGTATTTCACCTGTCGTATTCCTCCTTTTAATCAGGATGCGATGGGTGACATTTTTGTAGTTGATCCTGTTAGAGGAACTACAAGAAATGCATTGTTTATTTCTCAAGAGACAGGTATTCCTTTATCCGCCACATTTAATAATATGTGGATTAGACCAGATCAGAAAAATCTAGATCTGTGGATAGAAAATTTTAAACCTTTGTATGATAAGGGTGTTCGTATTGTAACTCTACCTCACACATCATGGGTTTCTTCGGGACAAATTCAAAGAGAATTTCCTGAACTGTTTATCAAAAACACGATCCTTAGAGAAGTTACAAAAGCAAATGAAATTGTTGCTTGTGCTAGAGCAGGATTTCACTATGTAAATCTTGATAGAGATTTGATGAGAGATAGAGATGCTCTCAACAGAGTTATCGAAGCAAAAGAATATTGTGCATCTATTGGTAAACCAGTAAAACTGTCATTGCTAGCTAATGAAAATTGCTGGGGTGGTTGTCCTATTATGCCAGAGCACTATCAATACAATTGCACAAGAGATGATAGTCCTCAATATTTTAATTCTGAAATCAGTAGAGTATCTTGTTCTACTTGGGACGTAACAGAATCATCTGCATCTCTTAAGGCAGCAAATATTCCACCTTGGAGAGAAGACTGGCAAGAGTTTCTTGATCTAGGTATTGATGTATTCAAGATGCATGGTAGAGAAAGTGCTGTCAGACTGCTGGAGTCTATGGACATCATTAAAAAATGGAATGATGGTGATGAAATTCTTTTCCCACGTATGAATGTATACATGGAAGATCTTAATATGAAAGATCGACCAATTGACATCTGGAGAGATAAAATCAAAAACTGTAAGTTTGATTGCTGGGAATGTAATTATTGTGATACAGTTGTTGAAGCACATCTCAAAAAACAAGAGAGAGTATGTCACCCATTTGTAACAAGATGTTTAGACTCCATTGATAAAGCTATTGAAGGGAAGTCAAAGTTTAATCACGACATTCAGGGTCTAACTTCTGATAAGGTAAGACACTTCCTTAACAATCTTTGTTCTTACGAGGATACAAAGTATCTAGAAATTGGTGTGTTCAATGGAAGCACATTCTGTGCAGCAATTCAAGGTAATGATATTACTGCTTATGCAGCAGATCATTGGCGTGATGTAGATATCAAACCAATCAGAGAAGACATTCCATGGAATGATGAAGAGGGATCTATTGAAACATTCATTGAGAATGTTAAATCTGTGTGGACAGACAATAGTAATATTGCAATTTTGAATGGTGATATTCGTGAAGCTACAGAAGAGAATCTAGATCAAAAAGTCAATACTATTTTCTATGATGCAGATCATGAATTAAATGTACAGAGAAGTTGTTTAAATCATATTCTTCAATATACAGAAAATGAATTTATTTTAGTTGTTGATGATGCAAACCTTGAAGGTGTATTAACATCCACAAAAGAGTTTATTGCTGAGAATAATATTACACTTTTATATGAGAGAAGTATTCTTACTGGTGAGATTGAAGATGTTGATTCTTGGTGGAATGGCGTGAATATTTTTGTATTGAAAAAGAATGAATCTAACTGACATTTTTCCTAAAGCTATTGGTAGAGAAGTTTACCCAGACTGTGATGCATTAAAGAAACAAGTAGTTGACATGATGCAAGGTGAAAATATGCTTACCAATGCAATGAATGGTAAACTACATCATTATGATAATACATCTGGTAGATCATTTCTACACAGAGAAGAAATGGATGAGTTTAGGCGATGGTTGGAAGATCAATGCACTTCTTTCGTTGCTGATGATTTGGGATATGATCTTCCTGAAAGAATGATTATTACAGATAGTTGGTTAAATCTTTGTGATGCTGGCGGAAGTCAGTATCCACATTTTCATACTAATGCATTTATATCTGGAACGTATTATGTCTGTCATGAAGAAGGACATGCACCATTATTTTTTAGACATCCAGATGGTTCTACCCATTCACAAGTACCATCAATTTCATTGTTGCCAGATATGAATAAGTTGGGGAAATATAATTGTGATGTAATCATGCATCCATCTGAAGGAGAAGTCATGCTATGGCAATCTAATCTCACTCATGGTTATTCTGATAACCAAAAAGACGGTAGAGTTTCTATCTCTATGAATTTTATGCCGTCACTAATTGTTGACGACAAGTATTCATATAGGGTTTCTCCAACCTAATAAATACAGTATACACTATCATATTTGATAATAATGACCATGGATCCCGCACAACTAAAAAAGAATTTTGAAGAGCAGATTGCTACTACAGATAAGCAGATTCGTGAACTAGAAGAGAATCTAGCTAAAGCAAAGGAATATAAAATTAAACTCTCAGGTGGTTTAGAGACTATTGGACTACTTACTGGGGAAGAAGAAGCACCTACAGAACCTCCTGCAGAGGCACCAGCAGAATAATCCCTAAATAACTATGAAGGGATTTTTTGTGTGTAATGGCATCTCCAAACTCAAGAGCTGATCTCATCACATATTGCAAGAGGCAATTAGGCGAACCTGTATTGCAAGTTAACGTTGATGACGAACAGGTAAATAATGTAATTGATGATACCGTTCAGTTTTTTCAAGAGAACTGTTACAACGGTATGGAGCGTGCTTTTTTATATCACGAATTAACTGAAGACGATAAAACTAGGTTTGCAGCTAGTGTATCCACAACCAAAACAGATGGGGCCGATACTGTAACTTGGAAAGAGACTACAAATTATATACCTATACCATCACATGTAACTGGTATTAGTAAAGTATTTGGTCTTGTCAGTAACTCAATCCGTTCAAATCTATTTGGTATTGAGTATCAAATGTTCCTGAATGATCTCTATGCATTTGGATCACTTGATATCCTCAACTATTATATGACTAAGCAATATCTAGAAACTCTAGATATGGTTCTAAACAATGGAAGTTTCCAGCAGTTTAGATTCACAGCACGTCGTGATCGTCTTTATATGGATCTAGATAAGGATTTCTTGAAAAAAGAATCTAATATCCTTATTGAATGTCATCGCATGATTGACCCCAATGATGCTACTGAGATGTACAATGATTTGTTTGTTAAACGGTATGCCACAGCTTTGTTAAAGAAGCAGTGGGGTCAGAACTTAATTAAGTACAACAACGTTCAGTTACCTGGCGGCATCACGCTTAACGGTAGAGAGTTATATACAGACGCACTAGCAGAAATTGAGAAAATCGAAAGCGAAGTTCTCAGTAAGTATGCAATTCCCCCTATGGATATGATCGGATAAAATGCCTACCAGTTCCTATTTTCCAACATACTATCAAGGTCACAGTGGCGAACAAGGTCTCGTTCAGGATCTTGTGGATGAGCAAATCAAACTGTTTGGTACAGATATTTACTATATCCCCAAGATAGTTCTACAAGACAGCACTCTGGATGAAGTTAGATACACTAAGTATCAAGAACAATTCCAAATTGAGATGTTGTTACAGAACGTCACGGGTTTTGGTGACAATGCTGAGTTCATCTCCAAGTTCGGTTTAAGAATTACAGATGAAATTATCTTCCGTGTGTCTACAAGACGTTGGGATGAAGAGGTAGCAGATCATAGTCCTAACCTTACTGTTACTAGTAGACCTAATGAGGGAGACTTATTGTACTTCCCACTAACAAAAGATATCTACGAGATTAAATTTGTTGGTAAGGAAGAACCATTCTTCCAGTTTGGTAAGATCCAATTCTACGCTATCACTGCTGAAATCTATGAGGTTGGTAGTGATGACTTTGATACTGGAGTTACTGAGATTGATGCAATGGAACAACTCTTTGACAATGCAATCAAACTGATAATGGATCCTGGTGGTGCAGGAGACTTTACTGTAGGA